CGATACGGCCGTCCTCGAGGACTTGGCCCATGCAAAGCGAGCCATCTCTACGGCTGGGGCTAACGTCAAAAGCAAAAACGGTAAGAGGGCCGACCGACAATTTTAGATCCTTATCGCTGGCATCCTCAACCGCCATATGCGGCCAAGGGCTGCTCGTGCTGGAGATCCATTGGCACAATAATTCAGTTTTTGTAGTTTCGATTGGCTGAGTAGCTACGGCCTCCTCTAAAGCCTCCTCGGTTACGGTATAGCCAAGCGCCGGGTTAGCCATAGCCCACGCATTACGATCTGTTATCTTGGCAAATTGAGGCGCTGAATATTCATAAAAGCCAAATGATTTAGGCGGGAAACTCATAGCTCTTTCGCGCAGATCATTAAGCACGGTACTAAATGAGTCCCCGGCGTTACTCGTGAGTAAGGTCTGAGCATTTGGTTTAGCTCTAGTTGTAGGGGTTGCAGCTCTAAAACCCTCCTCCGAGATTTCACGGATTTCATCCACGTATAAATATGAGGCCGACCTGCCGCGGCTGCCGTCTCTAGTTGCCGCGACCACATCGAGCCTATTTCCATTTTTTAGCTCTATAGACTCGGTGCCGTTGGCATACCGGATCTGTTTAACCTGTTTACTCATCCAATCGTTGCTCTCGATAGCAGAGCAGATTTGCCTAAAGGTATCTAAAGCCATCGATCTATTAGAGCTCATCATTAGCACGTTAGGGCTATCAAATAAAAACATATGCCCGAGCATCATCATCCGGGCAAGGTGAGTTTTACCCTGTTGCCGGGCTACTAAAATTAAATTTGTTTTCCGGATAAACATATTATCTTTATCCACCATACACATATCGTCTATGACAAATTTTTGCCAAGGTAAAAGCGGCATCTCTATCGAGTCGGCCAGCTGAGCGATCTCAATACCCCGGGATTTGCCTTTGAGTAGTGGTGAGTGGAGGCGCGGCTTGGTAGCCCCCATAAGAGGTTTTTTCTTTCGGGTCATATCCCCATCAATCCTGACTAGTTTGGCCCTCACATGGGCCTGTAGGGATCGTACTGGTCGTTTTTGGGGAGGCATAGGTTGAAAAGGCAGGGGGGGTAGACTGTTTGGCTAAAAAAACGGCCTGAGAGCGTGATCCTTTAGCACTATTGCAGCGCTTACAGCAAGCGATCATATTCTCCAAGCTAATCGGATCTCCTCCGGCTTTGATGCTTACGATATGGTCCACTGTATTAGCATCCTGCCCACAGTAAACACAGGTGTACCCATCCCTAGCTAATACGATCAGCCTTTGAGCCTTGTACTTTCTTGTAAGTCTCGGGTCCCTTGTACCGTGCACCATTAGATATCATCCATACATATAGAGCATATTAACCAAGAGCCCAGCTCTATTAGCTCTGACTCAGGCTTTAGATCCTCACACCTTGAGCACTTATCTAAGTATCCATTGATGACCATTAGTAGTGACCAGTCTTTAGATGGTAAGCGTATGCCTTGCATGGTGTGGTATGTCTATGGGCTATGTACTTAAGGCCTAGATCTATCTGCTTATATGGATCATGCTCTTTTAATTTAAGTAGCTGAGGTATGCCATATGCAGAGCTCTTAGGGTTATCAGCGCGTGGATCCCACTTACTCTCTCTATTCCAGAGCAGCTCCAAACAGCGATACTCTTTTGAATTAGTGAGTTTTATATGGGCATAGAGCTTATAGTTTTCTTTATCTCTTGGTGTATTTATAGCTTGTGATGCAGGCATATTGCTAAATAGCAATAGCCCGGCCAAAAGCACCAAACTACGCCTGCGAGCTATCCGCCTCAGCGGCTCGCCTGCGAGTATGGAGCGTAGCCGCTTAGTCAAATACCTGTCAATCTTGAGCGTACTCTTGAGCGTGTCCCACAGGTTTTTAACACGTGTGTATAACTGTTGTGGATAACTATTTAGCATCTTTACCCCATCCCTTACCCCTAAACGATAAGCCCGGAGCATGATAGATCTGTCTCATATGAGTACCACAACATAACGGCGCTGCGGCTGAGGTAATCGGTTGCTCTAGCTCGTACCGGATATTGCACAATAAGCACTCATACTCATACATCGGCATTAGTTACGTCCTCCATCATTACGATCCCCATAACGCCGCATTTAACGCATTGGAGCGCTTTAACGTATGGAGGTAGGTTATCTGTCACTACTCGCTCAATATGCTCGGTTACTTTTGCACATAACCGGCACTTAGTTTTATATGCCATATTGCGACCTCTTTAGATATTGCATTTCAAAGAGATTAGATCGAGGCACCCAATAATTATCTTGATACGGATGCTTATATTTAGGCACTTTAACCATGTGCACCGGCATCCATCCTAAGAGGATATAGACCGGACTCCATCCGGTAACTAATACAGCTACATCATTAGGACGGCCCGTGCCTCGGTTTTGTAGGATTAAATGGCCATTAGCGTGTTTAGTCCATTTAACCTCGATATTTTCGCCTACGTCTGCCTCCTCGTGGGCATTGTGTATTTTTGGCACAAAAGCGTAATCGCCAAAATAGTTAGCTACAGCCGTCTCAGCTGAGGCACCCTCAGCCTCTTGCCATACTAGCTCGTGCCAATTTTTATAGACTTGGCCAAAATTACTAGCATCGCTTGTATTAGCATTTCGCACGATCGTGCGCTCTAGTCCTACCCGATGAGCTGTTACCTCTTGAGATCGATCGAGTATTACCTTGGCTACTTGCGACATTCTGCACACAGCCACATTACGACCTCGCCGGTATAATCTCTCACTGACCAGCCACCAAGAGGACTAACGTACTTTTCGCACTCATCGCATAAAATCACTTTGAGTATAGTTACATCGCCGTTATTGTGGATCGTTGTAGAAACGCCATCTTTAATGAAAGTTAGCTCTCCCATAGCTGCACCACCATCGCTGTAAATAAACAAATCTGAAAGATCACCAAAAGTATTACTAACCTTGTTTTTGTCATACTTGAGGCTTCCATTTGCCATCAGATCCGAGCACGTGCCAATAAGGTTGGCATTGATTAGCTCGTAACTTTTCGGTGCACTTGTAAGCGGCCCACGGCTTACCGGTAGTTTTGGCTGTCCCCTCGGCCCAAACCATTGTCCCATGCGGACAACGTGGAGGCTCAGCTACTAACTCTCCTCCCAGTTGCGTACCGATCTCGAGGATAGCCGTAGCCATTGTGGACATGTCCTCGATTGATGCTTTAGTGCTCCACGGATCAGCGCTTGCCGGTAAAGTCTCGACCTTTTCCATATCCTGCACCGTAGGCCGCGAGTTATGCTCAAGGCTCGGAGTTAATAGACCGATCACGCGGCCGTACGCACTTGTGATCGAGTCCTCAACCATCCATTTACGCATATTTTGAGGGTAACTATTTACATTACCGAAAGCATAATCTACGGCGCTTGGCACCATATCCTCATACTCACGATAAGCCTCAGCTCTTACTAGGATCGTCCCCTTTTCAATATCAAAACTCTCGATAAAAGCGACTAATCTACCTGAGGGAAATTCTGATCTAAAGCGCTTGATGCGAGCGTTTACGTCCTCATAATTATCTAAAAATCCCATTAGATTAGCTCGCTATCTTTGAGAGCCTTAGCGATAGCGCGGCCTCTAATAAAGCCCTCGCCGTGGCCGTGCCTAAAACCTATGGAGTAACCGACTGTCATAAACAAAAACCCTAGAGCACAAGCTCCAAGGCTTACCAATATATCTGCACTATTCATCTTTCGCCCTTTGTTAAGGCCGATCAAGCTACTAACCGAGTAGCCCTCTCAGCGTTTGTAGTATCAGTATGAGGGCTTTTTGTCAGAAAGCAAAGCCTATAGCCTCTTGGCGTGTCGCTACTTGGCTAGCCTGTCCTCAATCAAGAGCTCATAAATACGATCCACTCGTAACTCAATACGCTCTACGCGCCCGGCTAAATTATGGCCGCCGTTACCGTCAGGCTTTAACTCTGATAAATAATAGATAACCAATTTACGAATGAGCCCAGCCCATAACCCCAAAATAGTAATTACCCCCAAAGTAATACCAATTACAAGCTGGGCTCTTTCCATTACTTAGTTACGCCAAACTGTCCCTCGGACGGTTGGACGGCCTTAAGTAGTGGCCCGATTAGCCCAGCGATAAACGCATTGGCTAATACTTTTGGATCAGATATACCGCTCATATACAAAGCTGCCGCACACGCTACAGCTGATCTTAGATAGGACTTACCTACCGCTATCGCTTGCTCTTTCATTGTTTTGCTCCTAAGTGCCCTTAGTTGATTTGTTTCAGTACGCCGACCACATGAGTCCCGGATGCGGTGACACCATATAGAGCCTCATGATCCCCGACCGATACAGTTAATTTATCGCCGTTATCTAATTTGTAACCATTACTTGTTGTTACATTTGCATCTCCAATATAAACAGCGCCCCCACCTAAATTGTGTAAATACGCGGTCTGATCGGCAATATTAGCGGCTACTAATACTGTAGCTGTTACTCCTACTGTTACTTGTGCACTAGTTGGCATTTTGTAATCCTAAACTCTCGATTAAGGCTTTAGCCTTGGATGATGATACCTCTACCTCAAAGTGCATATCGTCCGGCCGTGTCTTAAAATCGCCGCCCCACTTAAGGCCGTACTTTTTAGCGAGCGCACGGATCATAGGTATTTTCTCAGCTGGAAAAGTGCCAGCCTTACCTAACGGATGCTTTATAGCATTAAGATCGATAGCCGTACCGGATGAGTGACAAGAGAGCTTAGTCGGATTACCTCTTACCATCCTGTAGGCATAGCCCCAATCGTCAAAAGTGCCCTCATCTATTGGCTCGATCAGCTCGTGAAACTCGGCAGCAAAAGCGGCCAAGAGTGGGCCCACACTCTCGG